CCAGTCTCAGAGCAGTGATCTCCTGATCTATTCCCTTATGCTTTGCCAACTTACTTCCAGCATTGCCGACTTGTTTAGGTTTCATCTTAGATTTATATACCTTCCTATATGCATCTGCCTTAGTAGATCCTAATGCAATCTCTTTAGCAAACTGTCTCTGCTTATGTGTTAATGCCCTTTGCTTACCTTGATGTCCTAGTATTCTATCTATTGGTATTTGATCTAATCCTTCTTTTATTTGTGCTCTCGTTAGTCTTAAAAGGTTTGCGGGCTTTTTCTTTTCTTCAGTCATCTCTGATACTCATATAGGGGTTAGAAATGGGGTATATCTAGGGAACATGATAACCCAAGGGAACGGGCTTCACAACTCTTTACTGTATGCCTAACCAGTACTGTATATAAAACCATTAGGGAAAGTCCTATATAAATATTTATATAAAATAGCAATAAAGTGCTTGACAACCAATAAACACGGGGAATATAGTTCAACACATGGAAGCAAAAAACCATTTTAATGTCACAACAACTGGAGGATTAAAAATGATTTATTTGATAGGTGTTTTGGTTTACTTGCCTTTGGTGGCTTGTGTTACTGCAATAGGTTACGAGGCATATTCAAACCTTAGATAGATCGAAACGGGCGAGAGCCCGTCCTAGTGTGAGGAATTAGCTGATGAGATCAACAATTTAGGAGGATGTATGAAAATATATAGATACCCAGTAAAGGCTAACCCTTGGGCAGATCAAGTAAAGGTAAGCCGAACCAAGGAAGGGAAATGGCTTATTGTACGAGGAAATAACTGGACAGAACTAGCACCAGAAACCTTTACAAATTCTCCCCGAAATTGGACTTATGCCCTTTGGACTGGTATTGCATGGGCTAATCAAGAGCTCCAAGAACGGGAAGCCATTAAACATGCGGAATATTTTGCAGCAGAAAAGCTGGGCGCAGCCGTCCCGCTTACTAACATTGAACGGAGGATTTAAATGAAAGAACTTACTAACCTAGCCATTGGAGTTATCTTATCTATTCTTATAGGGAATCTCTTAATCCTAGCTTTACAGCATTACGGGCTTTAATCATGAGAACGATATATCTTGTAAATAACAGACCAGTCCCGAAGGCAATAGCACGGGCGAGATTGTCCGAAGGTTTGCCAACAGATACACCGCAATACATTAACCAGCTTTTAGAAGATGCAAAAGCAAAGCAGGACAAAGCAGTAAGACTATGCGCTTATATGGGCGTACACATTGAAACCACAGGAGAATAACAAATGAGCACAAATTTAACCAAAGAATTGACAGGTCAAGAGTTAGCGGACTATATCGCTCAACGCTTTCCTAAAAAACTCAATGAAGTAGTGGAGATCGAAGAGGACGAGCCAGTAAATGTGCAGGATCTAGCAATAGAGGCCAGCAAGTATTTCACCACGGGCGAACGGGGTAACGGAGAAACATTCTATAAAACTACCGATGATTGCCCTCAATGGGTTACTGAATTGGTACGAAATGCCCACGGGGATTTCTTGCCCAATGACTACCGATATAGATGGATCGCCTACGCCTTGGATGCCTTCTCACAGTACGAGGACGGGCACAACGCCATAGATGAAGTCCAGCCCGATGTTTACAATTTTGACCTTTTGCAATGGGTAAGTTCGAATCTTTACAGAATGGCTTATGTAGATGAGGCCATACAAAACGGAGCGCAGGATCTAGCAACCGCATTGACTTGGGCACAATCCGATGAGATCAGAGAGACCTATCAAAGGGTTTTGGAGTCTTTAGAAGCAGAACAGGAGGCAAGATCATGAATTACAACTTAACGCCATTGCAGGAAGAAATAATTGAGCTCTATTTTAAAAAGTTAGACGAGCTACTGGGAGTAAAAGAAAAAACTCCGGAACATTTAAAAAAATCTTTTAGTGAAAAACTGGAAAAACTGAGCGAGGCCACAAAATGAACGGAACGAACGCACCAGCAAGACCAACGCATGAAGGGCAAATTGTCCGCTTTAAGTCGCCACACTCTAGCGCCATTCTTTACGATATAGCCCGAAAAAATCAGAAATACGGGTTTTTAGAATGGTGGGCGCTAAATGATCCAACAGAACAGCAAAAACTAGAGGCAAGAGAGGTATAAAAATGGAACATATAAAAATTGACAGAGACACCGCCATAAACCATTTAACAGATTCGATGATTGATGCACTGGAACAGGACGGATCATACCTAGAAAGCATTATTGCACAAGGGTTTAAGGGGTTTAACAATTATACGGATGAGGAGCTTATCCAAGAGTATCGAGACTATATCAGCGAAGATCCAACCTATCCCGTAACCATTGAACTAAAGGCCACAGCATGAACTACTGGGAACCATTACATGAAGAAAAGGCCGAGGGATTCGACATTATTACAAGCATACAGCCCGAGATAATGCACCCTTCGGAATCTTTTGACAGCTCATCATTTGCGGATGATGACGGATTACAAAAACTGATTGAGGCCATAGACAACGGATCCCTGCAATGGTTTGTCGTCAGAGTACAGGCTTTTAAAAATGGGATCTTGCTCGCTTCGGATTACTTAGGCGGGAATTGTTACGAGAACCCCAGCGACTTTATCACCGAGGGAGGTTACTACGAGGATATGCGCTGGACAGTCATAAACGAAGCCAACGAAGCCATTAAAACACTAACTGGAGAGGAGCTCGCATGATAAGCCACGAGACTATTAAACGAGTAGCAGAACGCCACGGATATAAGATGGACGATGAGGCCTGTAAACATTTACTAGCGGCATCATACGAGGGCGAAACCATAGGGCGGGCACTTGTAGATTACTTGAGCGCATACGAAGGTTTAACCGCCTTCAGATGCAACGCAATATTAAGCGATAAAGAAAGCGAGGCCACAGAATGACGCCACGGGAAAAAGTAATCGTCACTAGCCTAGAATGGCAACGCCATGTTTTAAACGAGACGAAAGACCAGAGACAGGCGGAACGGGTTAGGCGATCAATAGAACGGCTTACAACTGAATTGCAACTCATTAGGGGGAATGATGAACTTAAACGAAATTAAACAGGCAGTAGAGCACGGGAAAACAGTTTGCTGGAGTCATACAGGTTATGAAGTCATTAAGGATAAAGCAGGGCAATTCCTGATCCATTGCAAGCGCAACGATAGCTACTGGGGATTGACTTGGCAGGACGGGCAAACAATGAACGAGAAAGAAGATCAATTTTTCATTGCGTAAACAATACCCTGAAACCCCTTATTTTAGGGGGTTTTGGAGTAGGGTTTACCCTATGTTTTACATACTGGAGCACAACGGCATTTTATAGGAGGATATATGCTAGAAATTAAACCGATAGTTTTCGGCAACCCTGACCACGGGCAAGATCCGAATAAACCACCATACGGAGTGAAGCCCCGAACGATAAGCGCAAAGGATATTAGCGATTTGCGTAAAAAAGTTCGACTATGGCAGACGGACAACTGCGTAGGCGGAGGGAACTGGGGAAGCCCAGCAGTTTATAAAGATGGGAAATTAGTAGGCTATATGAGCTACAACGGCAAGTTATGGGATAAGAATGTATTTAACGGACTAGGACAGGAGATTGCATTATGAAAAAATATTTCGTAGTTTTTACTGAAGAATCAACAAAAGATTATGGATTTTATGTGGAAGCTGAAAACAAGACTCAGGCCTATATTCAAGCTGAGGATAAGTATTTTAATTTTAAAGAGCCCGATAGCGTAAGCACGGGTTACTCGAAAACTTTAGGACATGAAGTGGAGGAATTATGAAAGTAAAAATATACATGGAAATTTATTTGCATGACGGAAAAACGGATTGGATAGAGCAAGCCATAGAGGAGCAATTAGAGGATGGTGAGGCGATTGTAGATTATGTAATTACTGAGGAGGAAGTATGAAAAATGTATATTTAATTGAAGCATACGAAACTTGCAGAGTATGGAAACAATACTCAGTAGAGGCTTACACAATCGAACAAGCTAAAGAAATGATTTTACGAGGTGATATATACGATCAAGTTCAGCAATTAGATCATGATATTGATACGGATATATCAGTGGATGAAATCAGAAATATTAAACATATTGGAACACGGGGGGAATTATGAAAGTAATGATTGAAGTAGATATACCAGCACACGGATCAAAGGCCGAAGCAGAGGCAGCAGTAAGACGGCATTTTGACCGTGACTGGATGGCTATATGGTGGAATATTGACGATGTAAAGGAGCAATACGAGGGAGACGGAGAATATAGCGAGATCACGGACGATCAGGCACGGGAAGTATTGCGCCTAGCAGAACGGGAACATGATTCAGAAGTAGGCATCAACTGGGAAGTAATTGATTTTTGGATTGACCATGTAAAGGAGATGGAGAAATGTTAAGGCAATACGATGTAACTTTTTATTTATCACGGACAGTAACCGTGACAGTCGATTGCGATAGCGGAGAAGATCCCGTAGATTATGCAATGGATGAATTGAATTTAATGGATGACGAAGAAGTAATTGATACCGAAGTAACCGAAGGAGATCCCTCAGAATGAAATTATTAGAGCAACACGACAGACGCACAAAAATTGGAATGAGTATTTACTCAGAGGTTTTATTAGATATGATTGCTTCCAATAGCGGAACGGCAATTATGGGATTATTGGAGGATGCAAAGGCGCATAAGCTGGCATGCCAAGCGACCTTGATTAAATCCTTACAATGGCTGGCAGACAATCAGTTTATTAAAGTAGAACGATCAGAAGGTGACTCCCGCATGAAAGTATGTACCGTCATGCAGAGAGGCACAATCTATTTAAAGAACTTTCAATAATGGAATGAGACTCTGGCAGACAGACTGTCCGAGTCTTTTTTCTGCATCATTAAAATCTTCTCCAGCTACATCAGAGATCCAATACTGCCCGATTTTTTGGGCAGTTTTTATTCCTACTGGATCATTATCTGCAATGACTAATGGATTCTTGCACTGTTTAGCTATCTCCAACATATTAGATGCGCTGAAACAAATATGGATAGTGTATCGCTCCTTTAGTTCTCGCATAGCTCTGCGGACGGACAGTCCAGTAGCGTAACCCTCGCACAGAATGTCTCTACCCTTATTATCTATTTTGAGAGATGCACCTTTGGTAACTTGTCCAGTTAAGAATCTCTTGGTTCCATCTTGCGCTATCAACTGGCAACCTACTAGATCATCATTCACACGCATTGGAATGACAAGTAATCCATTCCATACATACCCTTTGTCATCAAATCCTTTGCTCTTTAAATAAGGATGAGTTGCTTTGATGGCTGACTGCAATATGAATCCAGCTTTCTTTTGAGCTTTGGCTTGACGCTCAAGACGATCTTTAATCTGCTTTTCTTTTTTGGCCTGTGCCAATGGATCAGGACGATAGGGCTCTTGGGATCTCCAAGATAATGCTTTATCGTGAACTGCCCAATTACGGACTGCACCGGATATACCATCAAAGATATACGCACCATTCTTTTTACTAGGTTTATCATGCGTTGGCACACGCACCCAGCGATCCATAATAAGACTGCTAATTACTAGACCATGCATTTCTGCAAATTGTAAGAAACCCATATTAAATTTCCCATGTCTTTGTTACATTGATACTGGCTTCACCACGCTCTGCCTCTATCTCAATCTGTAATTGTTTTTCCTTTTCTTTTTTCTTTTCGGCTGCTCCAAAAATAGCATCCCACTTACTATCAAACTCTTCCATGCTCACTCCTAGCGGACGCTGAACATCTCCCTTACCACCATCTCTATTGATTGCCATTATGTATTCCTATGATATGAATCGTTTGGATTGTTTAACATTGATTTAATGAGTTCGTCCACGGTAAAGAACCATTGGATTACTTTCATTCCATCTGCTTGATATATTGTGAAGCTCATTGATTCGCTTTCTGTTTGCCTTTGGCATACGCAATCATTCGTGATTTAATCCAGTTCATAGTAGCGGGCTCTGGAATTTCTACCTTTTGATCCAATCCTCTAGGCCATACTTGGAACTTCTCTTTATATTTATTTGCTGCCCATCCATCTTTATATCCACGAGACCGTGAGTAATATAGAACTTGAGAATAGAACTTCTGTTTATCAATAATCAACTTACGATTCGCAACATCAAGCTCCGTTAATTCCCCCGGAACTATCTGTAATTCTCTTGGATTCTTACGCTCAAATCCGCACTCATCGCAAATATTATTCAGTGATGTCCATAATCCAGCACAAGACGGACAATGTGCTTCTCGTTTATCTCTTTCAGTAGGCTCTGTGCGGGGTTTCTCTACCCCATCTTTGAGCTCAGTAACGCCATGCTCGTATAACTTATCCCAATCATTTCGGAACCGTAAGTAATTACCTGAGTTATGAACTAACAGACCTTCACAAGTGAAGCTATTTCTGGGTCCGCAGTCGATGATATCCCATACTTGCCTTTCGGTTTTTGAGATGGAAGATTGAACCTTTCTTCTATTTGGGGAAAAGTTAAACCAACGCTTAATAATTGACGCAAAGTTGAATCGGCATAATTTATATGAGGATACTCCATCTTGAATTTGTGCATTAATGGAGTCCATTTTGATGTTCTGCGATTGTTTGTATTGACAGCTTTCGTTGCCCATCGGATATTTCCAGCTTCGTAATGACCATTGTTGTCTATCCGATCTAACTCCATATCCTTGTGACTCGGCAAGCATCCCAAGTTCTCTTGAATCCAAAGAGCGCAAGAAATCGCTGAATCGAATTTGAACTTGATTCCCCTTCCACCATAATTTTCGTACTGTACATTCTTCGGATTGTTGCAACGAGACTTCATTGCTGCCGTTCTTGCATTGAGCCAATTTGGAACTCTTTTGGGCTGATTGCAAGGTCTGCATCCCTTTGTTTTTCCATTCTGTAAATTGGTTAATGAAATAACGGAGCGATAACCACAAGTTACGCACTCGCATAGCACGTGCATAAACCTTCGATGGCGTTGACCCAGCCAAATAACGTCCGGTGAAATAATCATCACACTCCCGTATTTTTGACCTACCAATTCCGGTTGTGATAATGGCCTTTTGTTTATCGGCACAGTACCCAAGGGAGCACCAGCCTTCGTCTCTTGTTTTAACGAGATGATCTGGGGTTGCGGTAAGTCCCGCATAGGTAATAACTGGTCTTTTTCCACGAGAAACTACTCCTTTATGAGATACAAATTCATGTCCATCCCATATTTTATCAGTTATTAATATTTCTTCAATTGGCACTAAACCACGGTGCGTTAAAACTTTTTGACCAGAAGCTATGCAGTGATCTAACCATACCGCAAACTCTTTTCCCTCATGCGGGCGCATTACCCTTCCAAGCTGCTGTACATGGCTACTAAAAGACTTACTAAATGGGCGAGCAGATACCCCGATAAGTACATCAGATACATCAAAGCCCCTAGTAAGAATATCAGTGGCAATAAGACCGTGGATTGCAGTATCGGGGCGAGAAAAGTCTTCGATAGTTTCCCTTTTGAAATCATCATCTTCCTTGTACGATATGGAAACAAAGTTATACCCTTCCTGTTTAAATTTTTCTTGAATGTCTCTACCATGTGCAACACCTGAGCAAAAGACAATAGTCTTCTTAGGTGCACCAAATATTTCATGCGTCTTTTTAATCCACTCTGTTACGATGTCTCCGGTAATTCTCATACCACGCTCAGTAGTTTGATCTGCTGACCACTCACCTGCAACCTTAGCAACGCCAGTCATATCAATTTCTTTGGCGATAAATACTTTTAATGGTGTAAGCCATCCCTTATCAATCAACTCGCCAGTAGAGAGCGCACCAACCACATTGGAATAGATATTACCCAGACCGTTTGTAAATGGCGTAGCAGTAAGGCCAATGACTTTTAGATTAGGATTGTTTTTAATGAGATCAACTGTGCCTTTACGAGTAATATGGCACTCGTCAATAATCATAAGATCAATATCAGGAATGATCTTTCGCTTCTCTAGCGTTTGTGCTGAACATACTTGTATTGGTAGATGCGGACGGTATCTCCAATGATTTGCTTGGATGACTCCATGATCTATTTCATATTTACCAAGACGCAAACTGGTTTGCTCAATGAGAACAACACGGTCTAAAACAATCGCAGTCTTTTGATAGCTTTTTGCAACCTCTTGCATGATTGCCATTGCAACTTCAGTCTTACCGAATCCTGTTGGTGCATATAGAATTTGACACCGATGCTCTTTGAATCCTTCTCTGAGCTTATCAACAACTTCTTGTTGATGAGACCTTAATTTAAGCATACTTTCTCCGTTACCTACTAGGATACCGCCTAGCTTCGGGTTTATGGGTGGGGTTACAACCTACGACCATGTTAATGTATGTGAAGCATTAAAAAAATAGGAGTAACCCCGTAGATGGGACTACCTATGCAGACGGGGGTAGTCTCTCCGCTCTCTTTGTTGCGACTGCACTCGCCTGAGATCTTATTCTATTTTTGCCAGCTTCTCGTACTTCTTCTTCCAGTAATTGACTGACTTAATCAACTCAGAATTCTTTGCCATGTACTGATCTCTTGAATTCTTTACTGATCTCAATTCCATTTCCATAATGGATAATTGCTTGCGTAGATCTGTGATTGTCTCCTCTACTTTAGCGCTGTCACCTTCAAGAATCATCTCTTTAGTTTTGTACTTCTCATTCTCTTCATGTAACTCTTGATTGAGTGCTGCCAGCTCTGAAATTTGATCTTCTTCATCATTACCCATTTGCTCTACGGGCTTAAAGGTTTCGACTGGTGGTAGTGGGTCAATGGGCTTATTAGGAACACGAGGCAACGGTTTTACATTAGCCTTTGGCTTACTTAACTCATGACGCATATTAGAGATAAAGCTGTGAGATAGCTTGAGGATCTTAGATAGCTCTCTGTCGCTCTTATCTTGATACTCCAAGTCATCCAATGCCTTCATGACAATGTAACGCTTAGTAGTAGCTGATCGTGGCTGACCATGTTTATCGTTTACGCCCCATGAAAATACTTCTGCATCTCTGCGAGTACCTTTATGGATAACAACATCTACTTCTGATACGCCTAGTTTCAAGTATGAAAAATAACGATGGTATCCGTCAACTAAGTAGTAATACAGGCCATCAAAAAATACAATGATCGGTGGGAATTTATCCCCGTTTTGCATTGCTTCAGAATATTCATGTACTACATCTTCACTGATTGCATCACGGCTTTGCGTGTCTTTATCAATGACAATTTCATTCAAATTTAATTTCATTTTTTATCCTTGGTAAGCCACCCATCCTCATAGGTGGTGTTTCAGTTTACTATATTATTTCTTTACTTTCACTTCTTTTATGCCTAATCCTTGACGCAACTGGTGACTGTGCAATTTCTTAATTCCCTTCTTTACTTCTCCAGCTTTTTCTGCTACTTTTGCGGCCTTCTTACGGCTTACAATTTCACCATCAGATAATTCAAATTCATGCTTGGCAGTCTTAAATCCTTTCTTGCCCATCTTCTTTGCAATATCTTCATGTGAGTATCCAGCAGAGGGAGCGATCTCTACTTTACCCTTTTTTGTTACCAGCGCTGGTTTTACTACTCTTAGTTTGGTTCCCATGTTTTTTCCTTTTATGCTCTAATTTTAACGCAAGATTGATTGAATAGACTATACCTTCCCATGTGGCACGGTCAAGTACTACCGGAATAAGCTCCTGACCCCTTGATATTTCAGCAAATTTCTCCGTCAAATATTTATCCATTTCTTTTTGAGACTTTTTGGTGCGTTTTTCTAGCTTTTCTTTAGTCATTCTTTTCTGCCTTTTTAAATCAAATCTAATTCAGTTATTGATGGAGAAACATAATGTTCTTTTTCCCACTTTGCACAATACTCTTCTGCGTTTTGACGGCTTCTAAATACTGGATGTGGCTTAAACTCATAACCATCTTTACTAGCAATATCGGTATAAGGCGCAGTTTCTCCATGACCGCTTGTTCTTCTGCCTGAATAGGTCAATACATATATTTTTTGGATTGTCATTTCTCTTGTACCTTTAACATTCCTAAAGTTTCCGTAGACATACATGATGAGCCAATTAAACAATCCGACTCTTCAAATGGCTTCAATACATCACGCAATTTAATATCAGGTGGCTTGTTAGCCCATGTAGCAATCAAAATTTCAACAGTAATTTTATGTTCGTAAAAACTCATTTCTCTTGTGCCTTTCTTAACAAAAATGTTTACCTAAATTAAAGACAACATAAATCAATAAAACTGTTGGCAATATTATTTTCATAAACACTTCAAAAAAACTGTAATTCATTTCTCTTGCGCCTTTCTTAGTATTGCTCTAGCAAATTCAATTACTCCTGTTTGCCAATCCATATCTAAATGTTTTTCAGATAATTCTTTTATTTCCTCATCTGTTAGTGTCTTTGCTTTCAGCTTTTCAATCTCCAACTTTTGCTGGTCAATAATGCTTAATGCAAGCCCAAAATTGTCAGGGTGCGGATGGGTGTAGAGTGGAATAAGGTCGTCAACTGGGAAAAAACTATTCTTATCAAAATAGTTACCTTTGCCATCAGTCCATGCTATTGGTTCATTGTTCATTTCTCTTGTGCCTCCAATAATGCTTTATAAACAATCAATTGTCCGACTTCACCACGACTTTTTACAAACCCAAACATAATCTCTCGTTCGACTTTCAACGCCTCAATTTCAGCTTGTTGCTGGCGCACAAAGTCTTCTGTATACAGGTTTGTCACACTGTTGGGAATGTCTTTATGAAGAATGTGCAAATGGTTTGCGTCTTTATCATACTGGGCAAATGGTAGTGTTGGTTTCATTTCTCTTGCGCCTTTCTTAGTATTGCTCTAGCAAAATCTTCCATGTAAAGCTCACCAACACCATTCTTTTTCCAAGTATGGCAAACACTATCGGCACATTCTTTTATTTCGTCTTCGGTTAATGTTTTATTTTTTAACGATTCTATTTCAGATTGTTGTTGATAATATTCCTCTGCA